TCACTCCTTGCCAATGGGTTGGCCAGACTCAAGAAGTATGAAGCCACCACTCTCAAGCGCAATCCAGTCTGTGGGAGGACCAGCAGTGGTGCCCTTGATCTCAACACCAACCATGACCCAACGCTGCCCAGTGGGGCCGGTGAGCCCTTGCGTGACAGCGCCAGCCGCACCAACATCGCTGCGGTATCCGCCATAGACTGCGTGGTTGATCGTATCACGGTAGTACAGCGACTCAGACTCAGCGGCACCGTTGATGGTCAGCCAGCCACGGGAGGCACCGTCAACAGCGTTCCAGTCGTTGATGACACACTGCACGGCGCTGTTCGCCGCGCATGACGCAGCGCCTGCCGCTGATGGGATGCCTGACCCTTGTGCGTTGTTGGCCGACCAGGTGGTGCCCACGCCTCCATGAGCGCGCCACACGGTGGCCGACAAGCCGTACGGGACTGAGCCGCTGGTCGGAGCCGCTAGGGACACGGTGATACCTGTCGCGTTGGCTCCGACCGCACCCGACCAACACTGCGCCCACGACTGGTTGAAGTCGCTGGACTGGCTGGCACGGGAAGTCCATGTGACCGAACCTCCAGACGCAGAAGGGCTCGCACCCGTCAGCGGCAACGTTGATGACGCCGCTGATGCCAGGACGACGATCAAGTCACCAACCTGTACATCAAAGGCCGTCGTCACCTTTGGGCTGGTCGCGTTGGAATAGTTGCCGCTGGACGGCGCGTTGTAGGAGACGCGAGTGGGAGGGGTGGGCATCAGGGCACCGTCGGGTCAATGAAGGTGATACCAACGCCTTGGATGGCGGATGCCGTGTCCAGTCCCTGGTTGCGCAACTGGTTCGTGTTCGTGGTGTTCACATCGGTACCAGGATCACCTTGCACCCACAGGCTGCCACGCTTCTTGGCGGGCAGGAGCGCCCAAGCAGTCATGGCCGACGTGTTACGCACACGCACCTGCTGTACCGGACCATCACAGGCAGGACGAACAGATGTGTTGTCCCACCCGTACCGCATGTCTACCAGAACAGATCCTGACCCGTCAGGTGCTGGTACTTCCATAGCGATCTGGTTGTAGGTCTCACCACGGGTGGCCGGGTCACACGTTCCGATGGGCATCAGTCACCTCACGACAGGTTCTTGATGTCGGCCTGGACCAACTGCGTCGTCCATGCGCTGGATGCGCCTGCGTTGATCGACACGCCGACACGGGTCACGGTGGTGGAGTTGAAGCCCGATGACGTCACACGTTGCGGAGCCATGAACTGAAGGCCACCTGTGGACAGGAACCCAGCCGTGGTTCCGGTGCGGCGTATCTCCAACACACCCTCAGCCACAGCAGATGTACCGGAGCCAACAGACCGCATGTTGGCATACACCACAAAGATGCCGTTGTCGGCCGCGGCCGTCTGTGCGGTCGGGAGTGTGAACGTACAGATGGCTGCGTCACCTGTTGTGCCGAGCGTGCCCATGCGGAGGGTCACAACAGCTGTGGCTGTACCGGCTGCTGTCTTGGTCAGGTCGATGACGCACCTGTAGAACGACGTCTGCTTCAGCCGGCCAGCCTCCAACGTCACGCCAGAGCCGGTGACGTACGTGTCACCAGTGCCCAGTGTCTGTGCGGCAGAGGATGCGGTGGAGGCTGGGTCCACGAACGCATTGATCTGGGCAACAGTCAACTTCTTGGTCGTGCCCGCATCGTTGACAGGAATCTCCTGTGCCCCTGTGGCAGCCGAGGCAGCCGTGAGGGCTGAGACCTTGGTGCCGCCACCCATCGTCACGACGGCCCCAGTGTCGTCCTTCATCAGCAGAGCAGAGCCATCCGCTGAGTACAGGGCAACGTGACCCGATGGGGGAGTGCCTGGAGTGCGCTCCCTCAGAACGATGGAGTTGGCGAACCTGGGCATCAGCCGTGAACCACGACTCGGTACTGCGCAGCCGAGGGAGCGCTGCCGAAGTCAACCACGACCTGGCCACCAGACGTTGCGGTCTTGGTGATGTCTGGGAAGATCAACTCATTGGACTCCCAGACCTGGACGGTGATGTCCGTGCCTAGCCCGTGAGTGAACGTCTGCGGGTTGGTCGTGACGACACAGTCGGCTGCGAACTTGCGGACGGCAATGGACGTGTCGAGTCCGACAGTGTCGGCTGCGACCGTGATGCCGGTGCCAGCGCCGACAGCGAGGACTCCCGTTGCCTCGACCAGACCGGCCCCAGCGGCACCCGATCCGATGCGGACACCGGAGGCTGACTTGGAGAGCGTGGTGCCATCCAACTCCAGTGAGAACTGGTTGGCTGACACCTCGATGCCGAGACCGTCAGCAGTGTACGTCGCACCAGAGCCCTTCTGGGCGAACACGATGTTGTTGGTGCCGATGACTGGGTTCTGGGTGGTCTGCGTGAACTCAAGGCCGCCGTTGACCGTGCCGGTCGTCACGTACACCGTGGCGTTGTTGAGTTCAGCAGTCGAGTCCGCATCCGTGGCACGCGTTGGCGCACCCGATGCGTTGACCGTGTAGATGCCGTTCTCAGTCTGTGTGGTCTGGTTCTTGATCAGGATGCGGTTGCCTGTGGCCAGCGTCACGCCATCGATGGACGAGCCGTTGGCGAACGCAGACGCGAGGGTGCCGTTGGTCGTGGTGGCTGCTCTCACTTCATCCTTGTAGGACAGGCCTGATACCAGGTTGTCCACGTACTGCTTGTTGGCTCCATCGGTGCCACTCGTCGGGTCAGCGACGTTGATCGCCTTCTGGTTGACGAGGTCAACACCCTTCTTGAACTTGACAGCCATCTGTCAGCCTTTCATCATGGGATGTATGCCTTGCCCGATACCGGGCTGGGCCATGTGACGAGGATCTGGCTGTCACTCACGTATGTCAGATCCGTGTACACCCGTTCCCCAGGGTCGGAGTCGGGCATGAGGACGACCGCTGGCCTGCCCCCACGATCATGGTTGATCGTCCACTGTGCCGCAGCCGAGCCCTGCGTGTGGACGAACTGTTCAGCCGCACCGATGTTCGACTCCACATCGAACGGGATGCGAGCACCCAACGCAAGCCAGTCATACTGGCCCACATCGATGTACGTCCATGCGAAGCCCAACTCATTGGTGGTCAGGGTCTGGAGCACCGGAGCGCTGGTCCCACGGTTCACGATCTGGACCTGGATGTGGCGTGCCGGCTGACCGTTGATGTGCCGGAATGTCCGCTCAACCAGGTGCGTTGCCATCAGACAGCCCGCACGCTGGGAGTGGTGAAGGGCCGGTCATCGTCGGCTGCGGAAGCAGTGCCGAGGCTTGAGAAGTAGGCAGCCATGGCCAGCGCGTTGCTGTACAGTTGCCCGTTCTTGCGGCTGCTACCGGCCTCACTGATGTCTACCAGTTCAGCGTACGTCGCAGCCTTCTCCTCCCAGATGCTCACCGCCACGGCATCCAGGTCACCGTTGGCGTCATCGATCATCATCGACAGCGTTGCATCCAGGTAGGTTGCCTCATCAGGCTCACTGATCTTCCTGCGAAGTTCAGCGATCTGCTCAGGTGTCGCCATGTCTCCTCCTCGCTTCTCCAGACAACACGAAAGTCTACGGAACGGCCCTGTTGAGCCGGATGAACAGCACCCCTGGTCCAGAGTGGTTGGAGGACCAGGGGTGCTGGCTTGTGGCCGGCTGTCACTCAGCCAGCGTCGTCCTCACGGAGTCGCTGCTGGAGGTCAGCCTTGTTGCCCGACACAGGGAGCCCACGGTCACGGAGTTCATCCTTGAGGCCATCGACATCCATGTCGCTGTACTCGTCCTCGACATCCTCACCATTGGCCTGAGACTGAGCAGCCTCAGCGGCCTGGCGGTGGAAGTCGTTGGGGTCGAGCGTGTTGACGAGCGGCTGCTCACCATCACCCTCGTCCTCCCCAGGAATCTCGGACTCACGGTTCCATGACCGCAGCCAGTCCTTCTCCTCGTCGGTGAGTGACTTGGCGGTGTCAGGGTCCAGCGGGCCAAAGCCCACACGAGGCTCATCAGCCATGTTGGTCACCCCTCTCAGAGAGTTGCGTAGGCAGCAGGAATGGTGTAGGCGCCACCAGTGATCTGCATCACTGCGCCGGCACCACGGTGACGGACACCCACGCCGAACCCACGGACGTAGAAGGAGTCAATCAGTGGGTAGTCCGGCGTGCGGCCCTTGGCCAGTCGCAGCCCACGCAGGGAAGCCGTGGGGTGCTCACGGAAGGCCAGCGGGTTGGACAGGGACAGTTCCCCACCCGTCACGATGGCAACCAGGTAGCCAGCAGGGATGTAGTCCTCCTGGACGATCAGGGCATCGCCGTACTGGCCGATGACCGTGAGACCGTTGTAGGTGCTCGGAGGAGTCGTGCCCGTGGTGACCATGGTGGTCGGAAGCAGGAACGTCGGGACAGCGTTGCTCGGCACGAAGTCAAACTTGCCGGTTCCACCGTTGGCCGTGCTCCTGAACTGACGGATCAGGTCACCCTGCTGCTTGTTGACGAGCACCACCTGGTTGTACCCGTTGGCCGCGGTGTACCCGTGCTCCTCCAGAAGCAGGATGAGTGCTTCCAGAGCAGGCGCAGTCATCGTCGCAGCCGTGGTGAAGTGGTTGTGGCTGTCGGCGAACGTGGTCAACTTGTATGTCGGAGGCAGGTCACCGGCCACACCGCTGTAGAACGGGTAGACAGTCTGTCCCTCCTTGTTGGTGCGACGGGTGTTGTTGAACAGCGTGCTCATCACACGCAGGAACACACCACGGTTGTCAGCCTCAAGGGCCATGTTGGCGAACGCATCCAACTGCGAAGCAGGAGCGTTGGCGATGAACTGCCACGTGAACCGACCAGACAGGTCGTACCACTTGAACGGGAAGCCCATGACAGCCGGCACGCTCGTCGGACGGTATCCAACGGGCTCACCGTACTCAGTGGCCTCCTCGAAGTCAGCCTGTGAGCCGGACTGCCACACGTTCTCGAACGAGGACGTGGTGTTGTACGTGAAGAAGTTCACGATGGTGTCGCGGGTAGTGTTCCACTGGTTCAGCCAACGCTGGTAGGACGCCCACAGTTCGTTGATGTCCATTGCGTCGGCGGTCTGCGTGACGAGGTCACCCGTTGCGTGAATGCCTCGGTCACCACCAGCGATGCCCTCGATGATGCCGAGAGCCTGCTTGTCCCAGTGGGTCATGCCCTTGACGCCGGCAAGCCTGCCACCACGACGGTCGAGCATCGTGAGTGCCGGCTGGACCAGCGGCTTGTCTGCGAACAGCGAGTGCTTGAGTGCGGTCATCGACATGATCATCACCCCTGTACCGGCTGGACGTTGACGACGAGCCGCCATGCTTCCACGAACTTGCCGATACGGACGCCATTGACGCCAGCGCCAGGCGCAGTCGTGTTGATCGCCCCAGCCGCAGCCGAGTACATGGTGGCTCCCGTGGCCGCACCGGTGATGTTGTCCGCAGACGCACTCACGTCCACGATCTCACCACGCGTCATGCAGTCCACGGGGTCGTTCTGGTTGAGAAGCGAGGAGAGGCAGATGACGGCGTCACACGCGGTGGCAGAGCCCTTGACTGCAAGGCCTGAACCGTTGATGGTGATCGGGATGACGTCACCCACCTCAGAGGCAGCAGGAGCGAATCCGAGACGTGCTCGGAACCCACCTGTCTTGCCATCGTACTTGTCAAAGCGAGCCATCGCTGTTGACCTTCCTGTGAGGTTGTGGTGTGGTTGGTGCTACCGCACGAGGCCACGACGATTGAGGGCCGGTGCGCGTCGCCTGTCCGCGTCAGCCACTGCCTTGTCGTCCTTGCCGTTGTCAGAGCGCTTGCCTGCGGGCTCTCCAGACGGCCCGTTGGGGCTGTCCTTCTTGATCAGAAACTCGTTGTCCTTGACCAACTTGGCCAAGGCTGACTTGAGGGCACCCTCGTTCACGGTGCCGTCGTCATCGACCACATCACCCAGGTAACCCTCAGCCTGTGCGAGCCGCAGCGCTGCCATCGGCTTGTGCCAGGTGTGTTGGGTCTGACCCAGGAAGGCGTTGCTCAGCCGCTCACGCTGGAGGTCGGCACGCAACGTCGTGACCTCCTCCTTGAGCGCAGTGTTCTCGTCCTGCGCCTTCTGGAGTTCAGACTTGTCCTGATCATCGATCTCACGCAGACGCTTCTCAGCCTTGTCGGCTCGTGCGTCGGCCATGCTCATGCGCTTCTTGACGCGCTCAAGTTCGGCCTGCAGTTCGGAGTCATCACCACCGCTGGCGGTTTTGTCCTCGTCCTGCTTCTTGTCGTCATCGGTGCCACTGTCACCGCTGTCCTGCTGATTGTCGTCAGCGTCCTTGTCGTCCTCAGGCTCATCGGCCATCCACTTCCAGCCAGCGAACCGGCTGTGCGAGTTGATGAGTCCTTGGATGTCACCGGACTGGAGTGCCTTGACGGCATCCTCGCTGAGCGAACCACTCTTGTTGAGACCTCTGGCCACAACATCCTCCTGTCTCCATGTGTTCTGACAGGAAGGAGCCTACGGCATAAGGTGTTCAGACGTGGTCAGTCGTTGAGCACCAGGTACGCAACCACATGTGGGTTGTCCTGGAGCGTCTGGAGGAGCGTGGGTGACTGCCTGGTGATGACAGACTCCTCGACCTCATCGTCAGAACCGGCGTGAGGGAAGTGGTTGAGCCCCACGATCACCCACACTGCATGAGTGATCTCATGAAGCAGCGTCTCACGGAGGCTGGCTTCAGACCGGCCCGGTGTGATGCGCAGCCTGATGCGGCCACGCTCATGCTCGGAGTCACCGCCCCAGTCCTGCCTGCCGGCTGCGAGTTGCCACTGATCCTCGCTCAACCACTCGATGTGGTAGCGCATGTGGCCGATCTTCACGTGCTTGGGTCGTGTCACGCCGCCAGTTGCCCGTCCACCCATGAGTCATACCTGCCTGCCTTGAAGTTCCGTATGAACGCTGTGCGGCTGATCGTAACGGGACTGACGTAGCAGAGACACTGTGGGTGCGGCTTGTCTGGGACCTGGTCCACCCGGTACTTGCCAACCAGGGCATCGCACTCGTCCTGTCGTGGATGCGAGCCGCTGAGAGCCCACTCCATCTTGTCCACAAACGGGTTGGCCGCGGCCTGGTCCTTGGCGATGGTGTGGAAGGAGTTGTTGAGTTCGGTGCGCCCCAAGCGCATGGCTGCGTACGATGCGCCACCAGGCGTGTTGGGACTGATGAAGTGGTACACGTCACGAGCCAACTCACGAGCACTGGCTCCTCGGAGCAGAGCCCTGTTGATGATCTGGTCGATGCGGCCGTTGGCGACCTGGCCGTTCTTGTAGACACGCTCGCTCAGGGTCATACCAAGTTGCTCACGGGCAAGGTAGGCCCGCATGGTGTTCCTGGCCTGAGCCTCCAGGCTGCGTCTCAACTCAGCGGTGTGCTCCAGGCCCAGGGTGTCAAGGAGGTCATCGACGTACTCCAAGGACACAGCCACGTTCAGCGGTGCGTTGCGCTCGATGCCGTCCTCGATGACGTTGCCAATCCGGGCCCACATGCGGAGTTGCTGTTCCTGAAGCCGTAGTTGTGCGGCCCGGATGCTGTTGGGGTCCACCTTGGCCAGAGCACGACGTGCGGAGTTGGCCGCATCAAGCAGGATGCGTCTGAGTTGCGCATCGACCACACGCTGGTTGCGGAGATACGCCTGTAGGGGTAGGCGTTCACTGGTCAACAGTCACTCGCACCCGGTGCTTGTTGAGTTGGTGCTCGATGGCCCACAGCCACAGGCCGAACGCAACCACCCCACCGGCGCAGCCTCCGAGGACGGCCCACAGGGTGTCGTTCATCGTCCTCTCCTCGCCAGCCTGATGCGGCGCGGCTTGGGTGTGGGCTGTTGCTGCTTGTTCTCCTTGAGGCGCTTGTCTCGCTTGGTACCCTTGCTTGGCTTGCCACCCATCACTTGCTCCTTGTCTTCTTGGGCTTCAGGCTGGGGTATCGCTTGTACACCTTGGCTTTGATGTACTTGATGGACCCACTGGTGCGCTTCTGCGCTCCCAGTCGGAGCGCCGCACGTGCGTGGGCCTTGTCGTGGATCGGGTACTTGCGTTGCTTGGGGTACACGAACGATGACTTGGGCAACTTGTCGCGCTTCTTGCGACGCAACTTACCCACCGGCTGTGCCTCCCTCCAACTCCACCTCTGCTGCAGCCCTTGCAGCGAACGGGTCGATGGCGTTCGCACGTGCCTGGAGTTCATTGAGCGCGTTGCCGGCTGTATCGGATGCGAACACGAAGCCCAACTTGCCCAACTCAGCCTGGATCCATGCGGTGTCGACAGCGCCAGGGATGGCTGCGATGGCCACGATCTCATCGATGCGAGCCTTGCGGTCAGTCGGCAACTTGTCTCCGAACGACGTCACAGGCACGGCTGTGATCGTCAGGCCCTCATACGCCGGCAGCCACATGGTCGAGATGTCCCAGAGCATCTGGTCCATGACCTCACTGATGGTCGAGTCACGCTCATCAGCCTTGGCGAGCATCGGCCCCATCTGGAGCAGCAGGCTCACGCCACTGACGTTGGACCCCTCCACCTTGCCGATGGCGATATCTGGTGTGCTACTGGCCTCCTTGAGCGCGTTGATCAGGAAGCCGATGTGGTCGAGGCTCGGAGCCACGCTGCCCACGCCGGTCACACGCTCGAACTTCTTGCCTGCGCCCACCTGGACCACCCGGCCTGGGCCGAACACCCAGTCACCGTCTGTGCCGTCCTCATTCTTGGGCCTGCCTGCGTCAGTCCAGTACATGCCGAGCCCTTCCAGGGCCAGCGCCAACTCCTCGTCGCTGATGGCCTGGTTGATCCCAGCCATGATGCGCTCGAACCCACGCAACTCACTGCTGCCGAACAGATCGCCAGGACTCTCGATGTTCTTGATGTGGTAGACAGGCAGCGCCGTGATCTGTGGAGGCAGAGCGGTGAGCGGCTTGATGGTCGTCACCGGCTTGGCATCGAACTCCTCCCAGGAGTCCAGGTTGAATGTGGCGATGCTGTTGTAGATCGTGGTGTCCGTGCCGTCATTGTTGACCGGATCGGCACCCTTCTGGTACGTCTGGCGCTTGAGCACCCACTCGTCGTTGACGAGGACCTGCTCCACGATGTGGCATCCGATGATGCGGTCTGGGTCGTCTGGGTGCGTGATGGGGAAGTAGGCAGCGGGGTCGATGGCCTCCAACTTCAGACGACGGCCCTGGGGCTTGAGGTCGTTGCCGATGATGTGGAACAGCCAGTCTCCTCTGATGATTCCAAAGCGCTTGGCTGCGTTGTACTTGGTGAAGAAGCGCTCACGCCGGAACAGTTGGACCATGGCGATGCGGAGCGCATCCTGGTCGGCTGGTGTCCCGTAGTCAGGGTCCATGAAGATGCCGACATCCTTGCCGATGTACCTGTTCGTGGTGTCCACGATGGTCCGGCCTGTGGGGATGTAGATGGGCTTGTCCTCCGCCCCACGCAGGGTCAACTTGAACGTCTCAGGCACGTTCCAGTAGATCTGCTCATACACCTGGTACGCCATGACTCGCTGTGCGTCCATCTCGGACATCCACTGCGGCGTGGCTGTGAACATCGGTGCAGCCGTGGAGTACGGGCTGAACGTCTCCAGGGGTTGTACACTCATGCGTCATCCTTCCAGTGACACGTCGTGAGCAGCAAGAAACTTCTTCCACTGCATCGTGTACGTACACCTACCACTGTCAGGGTCGCACTTGTCTGGGTTGCTCACGAAGCCAGGCCAGTTCTTGTGGGTCAACAGGTGGGCCGTGTGCTTCCGATCCACCACACGAGCGTACCCGGGCAGACTGGTCATCCCACCGGGGTCGCCGATCTTGGCGATGCTGTGGCACGCGAAGTCAGAGTCCATGTACCACGGCACTCCGAGCCTGGCGATGCCCCAACGTGCGATCTCATGATCGTCATACCCCTTGAACTCCACAGGGAACCCACCAACAGCCTGTAGAGCAAGGGTGTTCATGGCGAAGCACCTGAAGCCCAGGCCCACGCCCATCTTGTACAGCCCGGTGTACGGCTTGATCTTCAACAGCAGGCCGTACATGGAGAAGTAGCATCCCACACCCAGGAGGTCTGGCTGCGTGGCTGCGGTCTCCAGCAGGATGCTCGGGTCATCCTTGGGGAAGCAGTCATCGTCGGTGGAGATGAACGAGTCCAGCCCACAGTCCAGCGCGTGGTGGAACGCCACGTTGCGGCTGTTGCCCATGCCGAGGTTCGGCTTGCGGATCGGTACCAGGTTGATGAAGCGTGGGTAGTCCTGGTCCAACAGGAACTCCCTGTGCAGGTCAACCTCATTGGGCTCCACGACCAGGTTGATGTTGATGCGGTCTGGTGTCCGCTCCACCCAGTGCGGGAGTGACTTCTCCAGGAACCTGATCCTGTCACGTGTGTGGATGTAAACGCCTGCTTTCATCGGTGCTCTCCTTGTAGTTGCGCCTGGGAGAATGTTACCTGTAGCGAGCCTTGGCAACGGTGACCGTGTCGTCGCCTTGCTCGACCTCAGGCTGACCGAAGTGACCCGCAAAGAATCGGCCCAGAGCCTCAGGCGTGTGGTCGTCCTTCTTGAGAGGCTTCTCAGGCTCGTTGCCAGACTCCGCACGGGTCGATGGGTACCGGTACAGGGACATCTCCCTGACAAGGTTCGGGCAGCGCTTGCGGTCCACTCGGAGCAGGGGTTGGCGGTCTGGGTCGTCCCACGCCAGGTGCCTGTTGCGGACCTTGAGGGCGCTTCGGATGTACCTGAGCCTGATGTCCAGCCGGCCACCAGTGCCGTCTGCGTGGTTGATGAGGAGGTGGCGCTCCAGGGCTGCGGTGTCGCCTGGTGCCTCAGGGTCTGGGTAGAAGCACTTGATGCCCTCTGGGGTCAGGTCACGCCTGGCCTTCAACTCCCAGCCAATCTCATCGATGGTCATGCCGCGCTGATAGAACTCGTTGATGACGTAGATGTACCCGTGTGGGTCGATCTGGATCAGCAGCCACACGAACGGGTTGGTGAAGCCGTAGTCCGTGCAGGCGTAGGTGTCCCATGCGGGGTTGTACGTGAAGTCACCCAGGTGTACGTCCTCGTCCCAGTCCGAGAACACCAGACCAGCCATGGTGTTGAAGTCTGCGCCAATCTCCTGATCGAACGTTGGGTTGGTCAGGTCACGAGCCAGGGCTGCGATCTCAGGGTCCACACCCAAGCGCTCCACGAGGGCTCGCCAGTCAAACCCACCATCCTCCAGCGCCGCACGCAGCGTCTTGATCTTGCTGTCGGTCGCACCACCTGGGTACACGTGTGGATTGGTCCACGCCGGCATGCGCCAGGACTCCCAGTCAGGGTTGGTGGTGTCCTGGCCGTCGTTGTACAGGTCATAGAACCAGTTGCGACCCTCAGGTGTGGAGGTGAACAGCGACCACCCACGGAAGTCAGCGAGCGTAGGCCGGATGAACCTGGACCACGTGGACTCCTTCTGCTTGGCTGCCTCAGCCATGATCACGCCACTCAGGCCCTCACCAACCAGGGACTCTGGGTGGGCTGCGCTCTTGGCGGACACCAGGTATCGCCCACCGTACATGGAGATGTGCATGTCCCCACCGTGTGGGTTGTTGTACGACCCAGGCTTGTCGAACGGCGCACCCATCTTCTTCAGGCTGTTCCAGTGGACACGAAACTCCTTCTCACTGTCGCTGAAGTTGGGGCCAACGATCCAGAACTCACGCCTGATGCCTCGCTCCTCAAGCATGGGGACCATGGGCTTGGTCTGCGCAGCCTCCAGGTCCAACTCGTGTCCGCCAACCATGGACTTGCCGAACCGGCGGCCGCATGAGGCAACCCTGTTGCGGGCACTGCTTGCGTGGATCGCCACCTGGCCTGGGTGGGGCTTGTACCCTGCGGCCTTGAAGACCACCTTGGGCTCAAGCGTGATGGGTTGGGCTGTGGTCGTCATGGGAACAGTTGGTCCAGTTCTCTGAGTCGGGTGGTCTGGGCTGCGTCACGGATCAGGTACACCCATCGCTCCTCGACCACGCGCTGTGGCCACTTACACGGGCAAGTCCTGCGTCCGCACATGGCTACCTCACCAACACGACTGCGTCTCCACCATCCGAGAGCAGTTTGTCCAGGTGGGCCCAAGACAGCCTGAACATCCCACGCACACCCCAGTCCTCGCCCCATGAGTTCATGCCGATCACGCACTGCCGGCTCGTGTCGTTGCCGATCAACTCCACCTCATGGCCGCCAGCCTTGGACCCATCAGGGTGGATCCAGCCGTCGCTCGTGGGGTGGAACATCGCAGTCCACCAGTCAACGCCGATGCCGACAGGGCCGTTGTAGGACAGGTGCCTGATGACCTCCTCCGCACCGAAGCACCAGGTGTACCCGGTGATGAGCCCCATGCTCATCAGGTACTTGCCCAAGCCAAGGGCTGAGGTGCCGTCATAGTCCTCGCCAGGCCACTCATCCATGCGCTGTGCGCCGGCATAGAACTGCTCCGTGCTGTACCGGATGCGCTCGTTGTACGGCACGCCGCCACTCAAGGGCACGGTGTTGAGCAGGCCCTTCCCTGTGTACGCAACGCACTGGCTGGTCTCACCCTGATCGTATGGCCTGCCTCGTCGCCACATCTTGCTCTGGGGCTGGACGTACGTTGCGCCCAGAGGCAGAGCACGGAATGCCCTGCTGCGCTCATCAAATGACGGCAGCCGTCCCAAGCCGGGCATGTTGCCTCCTCACCCACACGTAGTCCCAGCCATCGATCCTGTTGCCGACCCACTCCTTCAGCACAGGCATCATCAGTCCTTCCTGGTGAACCAGACATCGGTCCACTGCGCGTTGTGGTCGCTGTGGAGACGGTGCGTGCCGTCGTCACGCTCCTCGACCTCAACGGTGCCGTGTGCGCTCACGCCAATGCGGTCGAGCCGCTCACCCACGAGCCACGTCCAATTGCGCAAGGGCTTGGGTGGCCTGGGGTGGTTGAGGTCCGCAGTCAACAGCGTTGTGTAGTGCTGCTTGCGTGACTGGTGCATGGCGCTCTTGAGTTGGGCCCACTCGTGGAGCCACTGCGTGGTCCGGTCAGGCAGCGTGGGGCCGTTCATCCCACCAGCCACCAGGTGCGCGTTGAACCACACGAACGATGGCACGCCTTCCCTCGCACGGAGTTTGAACTCAGCACGCACGAAGATGCGTGGGCGTGGCGTGAGTGGTAGCACACGACCGGACCAGCCCATGTCGATGACCTCCAGGCCCAGGCACTCCATCTTGGCCTTCTTGTACACGATGGGCACATCTGTCTTCTCACCGACAGCGGTCCACTGATCGCCCAGTGCCTCAAGCACCGCATCGATGTCTCGCTTGCCTGGGTGGCCCTTGCTCTGGCCGTTCTCCTGCATGCCTCCTGCGTCGCAGATGGAGCCCATCACCTGGGCGTCCTCCTTGACCATCCACTCAGGCATGTCCTTGTAGTTCTTGATGTTGGCGTCACCGATCTTCATGGCCACCACTCAATGCGGTTGTGAGGTCCCTGACGGCCTGGGTGAAGCGCATCACCTCAATCTTGAGGATGCGCAGGTCCTCCTGGAGACACGCGATGCGGCGTGCCCTCTCCTCCTTGGTCATCATGGCGTGTCCTCATACGACACCGGCCATGCGCTGGAGTCCTCGCCCCATGCGGCCGTGGCTGCCTGCTCCCAGCCCTTGCGCCGCTCATCCTCACGCTCCTCATCGAGCATGCGCCGCAACGTGTCCTGGTACGCAGGCACGTGGCAGTCCTTGTCGTCGCACTGGTGCCTCAGCCCAGCGAACGTTGAGTCAGTCATGTCTCCTCCTTGTCAGAACAACCAGTCAGCAATCAGGAACAACGCAACAGCGACCAGCAGACTGATCGCCATCCAGAGCATGCATCCACTGCGTAGCAAGCGCTTCTTGTC